TGGGATCTCCGGGGAATGTCAGTTCAACGATTAACTTGTTGCCCTGGACCGTAACCGACGAGGATGTCGGAGTTGGAACCGTGACGTCAGGGTCCAGAAGAAAAGCCTCAAGCGAAACACTGACCGCGTTCACATCAAAAGAAGTGGGATCAATGTTGTCTGGGAAATCAATCTCGATACGATGGAGATCGTTATCGATGGTCGAGCTGGGCAGGACCGTTAGATCTCCCGGCCTTATGCGGCCGACGGCGGCCGGCAACGGATTCTGCGCCGGGGGTGTCTTTAGATTCAGAACCCCGGTCGTGAAGGAGAACGTGTAATTACCACTGAGGGCATCTTCCGTGGCAGACAGAACTCCTGAAATCAGGACGGTATAGAGGACATTCGGCCGCAAGGGTCTCGACGGTCTGAATGTCGCAACGGTACGTGACTGAGAATCAATAGCGAAACTGAAAGTACCCTGCACGTACTCAGTGCCCTGAGTGGCAGGAGTGTTGTCAATCAGTCCCTGCGGCGATGACACTCCGACCGTTCCAGGACCGCTCAACAGAAACGTCTGTTCGGAAAAGGTCGTGGTATCGATCTCCTGATCGAAGGTCACCATCACCGCGGCCTGAAGAATGACGTCTGTGGCCTGGTCGGCCGGCAGAACGGAAAGGATGTTCAGAGACATGAGGGATTCCTAACGGAAAAGTTGTTTGAAGGCCTTGAGGATCAGAGACCAGAAGCCGGGTTCCTTACTTGCGATCGGCGGCCGGTCTTCGTCGATGTCGGAAACTGAGATTCCGCTCATCATCACGTCAGGGGTCCTCGCGGCATAGAGACCATCAATACGACCCTTCGACATGACTTGCTTGAGGTAATCCTGTTCGGTCTTTTCGTCTTCAGGGATGGCGATGAACAGTGGTTTGGGACCAGAGATCACTCCTTCGTGTTTCTCGCTGCCGATGAAGACCATCCGGGCATCCGGGTCGTCGGAGACCCCGACCGGGGACAGGTGATTGCCGTTGGCGTCGGAGACGCCTTTGATGTGCTGGTCGGTGACGTCGATCAGCAGGCCGGTAAGCAGGGCTTGCTGGAGGTCTTCCAGGGCGGCGTCCGGCGGCACTTTGGCGAAGGGATGGGAACGGCCGAGATAGAACTTGTAGGTTTGATACCTGGTGGCCTTGGTCCAGTCGAGCGTAAGGGTACGGCCGACGAGCGCCTGCGGCGATGCTAGGTAAGCCGGTACGGAATCTTTTGCCTCTTCCGGTGTGAGAATGACTCTGACTTCCGGCGGAGTGCGGGGATTGAGTGCATCACGACCTCGTTCACTGTGAGGTCCGGGCATGATGATCAGATCTGACATCGGGAGTAGTTCTCCTCTTGAATTGAGTCTTGCCGATCAGGCAGTGCGTACCAAAGGGTGTGGACAAGAAAAAGGGCAGCGCCTGTGGAGGCGCCGCCCCGTAGGTTGGCAGTCAACGGCGCGCGGTCGATTACGGAGTGACCACGAAACCGGCTGGCGTGAATTCGCCACGGTCTGCGTTGACATCGATAGGTGTAGCACCGACCAGGTTGAGCGCCGACTCGTACAGAGTGTTGTCGGCACCGATCGAAACGATCGGACGCGCTTCGGGGTACATCGCGTTTGCACGCACCTTTACGTTACGAGCCACGGCGATTGCCTGCCCTTCATTCAGCACACCGAAACCGTATCGCTCTTCAATCGCGATGTTCTCGATGTTGTACTGGGGATCGTCCCAGCTACGAACCTGAGGCCGCTGATCCACGATCAACGCGCCGAGGTTGCGGCTATTGAACATGATGATGTCCGTCTCTTTGGTCGTGGTATCGAACCGCAAGAACGGAGAGACCAGGATGCGCAGGTTGCCGAAGTTGGCGTAGCCGGGAATCTGGAACGCCGAGGTTGCATTCTGCGGAAGCGACTCGGGGCCTGTGATGTTGCCCTGCGTCTGGCCAAGGCCCTGGCCGAGTCCCTTGTTGTTGTAGAAGCCCTGGTACGCCTGGGCCGCTGCGTTGCCGGTGAACTGCGCGAAGAAACTTCCGCCGCCAGCTTCGCGGGCAAATTCCCTCATCACAGGATCACGCATGAAGGACATCCACAGGAGCGGGTGAACCAACATGGTGTCGGGGATGAATCCCTGCATCAACACCTGAGCGAACATCGTGAACAGATCGTCCGCTGTAAAGCTGCCGTTGTACTGGCCCTGCGCGGTGCGGCCGGTGGTGGCGCCGTACATCGGCTTCGTGCCGACATAACCGGTGGTGCGGACAGCGGTATTGTTATCGAAAACTACCGTGCCCAGGCTGCGGATGAAGCTAAAAATGTACTCTTCCTTGTGCCGCGCCAAAGCGTTTCCAGCCAGTCGCAACCACATTTGCAGCCAGGGATACGTGCTGTTCTGGATGAAAGATTCAGTGATGCGAAGCTGCAAGCCGTGCCGTTTGACCTGCACTCCGTAGGTGTTGCCGCCGCCGACGTTGATGTTGAAGATCGGAAGCGCCGCACCATCGCCAACTTCGCGGGCGGTCAGAATATCGAACGCCGGGAAGACGGTGTGCATACCGGGCGTGTAGTCAATCTCCTGGAGGAGACTGGTGCCGATCAACAGCGGCTCTACGCCTTCCTGCACGATCTGGGTCAAGACCCTCGGGATCAGGAACGCAGCCTGCGGGATGTCGAGGGCATCCTTCATGCTGAGTGTACGTTCCGACTCGGGATCGAAACCATTGCAGCGGAAGATCGACTCGACGCGGGCTAGATCTTTCTTTACGACCTTGTCCTGGAAGTCGATAGTCTTACGAGTGGACATTGAACTAACCCTCCTCGGGTTTGGCAAAGTGGCGAGGGACCGTGTGAATGCGGGCTCGTTGGAATGAAATGGAGAGACTGGAGAAACTCGGTTAGGCGCGAGGTGTTACCAGCTCGACGACAATCTGTTGGCCGCAGCGTTTGCACTTCAGGTCGCCGGCTACTTGACCAAGTGGATTGAGCTTCAGGAGAAGCGCATTACAGACCCGGGCTTGGTTGTTCTGAAGCCGGGTATTGGCGCATCGGAGGCCGCCGTCTGTGACGACGGCCTTACCGTGAGTGATGTTCAGGGGGAGCTTCATCTGGAGCTTCCACCGGCTGGGATTACCGGCAGTTGACGTGAACGAGAACGTAAGTCGCGTACTCGTTATGGACTGGCTTCTGCTGTCCGAGGGCCAGTTGGAACAAGCCATTCGTGGTGATCGAGATGGCGTAATCCATACCCTTGGTGGCCGAGCCGCCCATCTGGAAGGTGACGGGGTTGGGGTCCATGCGGGGACCGACGAATTCGGTCGCGCGCTCGTACTGGGTACGGACGCGGTTCGCATAGTCGATAATCGGGTACATCAGTTCGACACCCATCACTCGACCGCAGATATCGTCTGCGTCGTTGACGGCCGGATCGTACGGAGCGTAATGACCCGCATCGGAACCGTTGCTCTTGGTGTTGGGAACGACAGCGCAACCCAGGTAGAAGGTGCCTTTGACGTTGCCCTGCGCGCCGGTGAAGTGGACGAAACTGCGGCTGTAATCGGTCTGGACGTATCCGAGTACGCCATCAGTCGCAGCCAATGACGTCAACGTGCTCGGGGTTGCACCGATCCAGGGGAGGCGCAGCACGAAGCGGGTCTGAATACAGGTACCCATTTCATGCATGTAATTCGTGACCTGCATCTGGTCCGGACGCTGCGTGAGCAGGAGATACTTGATGCCGCCGGCCAACGTCGGATCGGTGATCTGAATTCCGCCGATGTACACAAAGACATCGCGAACTGCGAAGCCCACGGCCTTTGCTTTGCCGCCAGGGATCAGGGTGCAAGCATGCGCCCAGGTAACGTCGCCCGCCGAGATCGTAACCACGATGCCGTCAGGCAGAGTGACTTGATCGCCAGCGACGCCATCGGTCGGAGCAGCAAGAACTACGTGCTCGCCTGCGGCCTGAACTTTGAGACCGGTCTGAGGATTGGTGACGGTGCCCACATCGTACTGGGAGTACACGATCACGCAGTACTGACCGCCATTGGCTTTCGTACCCATATCGCCGCAGGTGTAACCGGCGGGAATCAGTGCGCCGCTCTTGTCGACGCCGATGAGGTAACCCTCGCTCAGGACGACACCGGCTGCTACCGGGTGACCTTCGGCGCGACGCCGAATCGGCAACCAGGCGGCCGGATAAGGAACCGGCATGAAGGGACGGAACTCATCGCAAGCATCGGGCGAAGGGGTAGTGTGACCCCTACGGTCAACGCCATAAGTCGTGCCGCGAAAGTCGTTGAACTGGTCGAAACCAGGAACAGTAGTGAAACCTGAGGACATTGGAAAATCTCCTAAGAACTATGGTTGGGCGGGACGGTTATTACTCAGTTGCTTTCTTGAACCGCTGGCGGGCCGCATGACGTCTGGATTCTGCGGGGTCCATGACTGGGAACTTCACTGGGATCTCGATCGCGTCTGTATTCTCGACCGTCGTACCTGCGCCTTTGGCGGCGTCGTCAGTGCCGGCCTTGGGAGCCGGGTCAGTCACCTGCGCGCTGTCGGATACCTCAAGCCCGGTAGGTTCGGTGACCTTGGCGGCCGAGGCTGCTCCTGCGGGCTTTGCCCACTGAAGCTCTTCCAGGATCTCGTCGCGCATATCGGTCAGGCTGGAAAGATCCCGTCCCGCGCGCTTCGCGATCGCTTCACTGATCTGGTCGGTGGTCAGGCCTTGGAAGCCTTTTGCACCTGACAGAACTTTATGCAGAACGATCATCGTTGCCAAAGTGTCCTTGCACTGTTTCAGGATCTTCAGCTTCGAGTTCTCTTCCGCGACGACTGCGTCTCGCAATTCCTTCTCAGTCGCGTCGAACTTCGTGATCGCGTCGGTCAAGGTATCGTGTTCCGACTTCGCGATGACCATTACGGAATCTTCATCCTTGGTCAGCCAGCGCATGTAATCGTCATGCTCTTCACGGCTGTACCAGGAACTGATCAGGGAACCGAGTGCCCAGCGGAGATGACGCTTGCGATCGTCGGGCAGGGCTGCATACTGGGTGTCCAGCGTGTTGACCGTCCCACGTACTTCTTCGTGCGCGTCTTTGCACTGCTCCATCTCGAAGACCTTCTTCACGGCATCGGACATGACCAGGCCGTCTGCGTTATCGAGGGTGCAGCCATCCTTGCCGACGCATCCCAGGGATTTACCCTTGCGGTCGAGACAACCTTTGATCTTTGCTTTGGTCGCGGCGGAGACACTGGCCCGACCCAACAGCCGTTTTCCGGCGGTAACATGGGCGCAGTCTTCGGCGGGGAAACTACGGTTGGGGCCACAGAAGCTGGTGCCCTTCAATTTCTTCCGCGCTTCGGAACTCAACTTTGCGTCTGTCATCTGGGCATCGGTCAGGACGCCTTCGGTCTTCATCGCGTCCAATTCAACTGCCAGATCCGCGTACAGTTCGTCTTCTGTTCTGGAGAAGAAAGCCTTATCCAGGTCATCGGTCAGCGCGTCAGTCCAGTCACAGGCACCATCGGCGCAATCTGTGGTGTCGGATGTAGATGTAGGCAACACGGTTTTGGCAACTGCGGCGTCAGCGGCGGCGATCTCACTATCAGCCTTCTGACTGTCAACACTGCGGACGGGAATTACTTCCCAGTCATTTGCCTTGATCTTGGCCACAACGGTCGAGAGGAGTTTCTTGGTCTGTTTCTTGCCGGCATCGGTGTCGGCTGAGTAATCGGTGAGTTCCTTGCGAATCGCCAGGGCGCGTTCCGATGTAAGGCCCGCGGACTTGATCTCGTCGGATATTGCTTTCAGGTCGATCATCTCAACTTTGTCCTCAACTCTTTCAATGTCCGCGCTGTAAAGCGCGTCGGTCAGTACCAGGCCAGCGGCGGTGGTGCGCTCTGTCTGTTCGCGAAGCGGCAAGCCAAGGAGAAATGCACGGTGGCGGCTATCGGTCAGTCGTTCGATACTCAAGGTGGTGGCGAACGGATCGGCTGGCTGATTCACAAAACTGCATTCGTGGAAGTCCATCGAACCGGAAATCACGAAAGCCAGTTTGCCGTCGTACTTCTTGCCGAGCTGATGATCGCAACGATCATCGACGGCCCAATCCTGATGGCATACTGAACAAACTGCGGAGTCGGTTCCGAAACCCACCGAGACGGTCAGGAACTCTTTGCGGAGAACCTTGTCGATGGCGTCAGGCTCGGTAATCTTCAAGCCCAACTCGATGTACCCGAGTCCCCGGTAATCTTTCTGGGAACAGAGGTTCTCGACGATCCAATCAACCGTCTCCAACGTGCTCATCCGCTTCTTAGCGTCCGAACAGTAGAAGACCGAGTCGTTCAGAATGGGATAGTCGGCCTTGTACAGGTACGACAGATCCACATACTTTGCTTCCAGCACGCGACCCAGCGGATCAGCTTCTTCATCGTGGTGAGGAAGTACCGGACGCGGGTAACAACTCATGTCCACCCAGGTCGGCGTTCCTGTCATCATCTTGTCGGGGCGGTAGAACCGCATGTTCCCGTTGATGATTCCGCTGTGCGTAGCGGCTACCCGCACCAGAAGGCTTTGGGTAAGACCTTGTTCGTCGTAACTGATAAGCCGCTTGTCGGCTGTCCTGAGGTCCAGTGTCAGGAAGTCCCGCATGTACAGGCGAGGCATGAAACTATTACTTACCTGGATCGAGTGGAGTTACGGGACGGCGAAGAAGATTAGGATTCGCGATCGCTTGTTCCAGGGGAACCTTCTGGACGGGATTCCCGGCTGGCTTCATCGGAATGTTCGAGTTCGTTGACATTCAGGCCCTCGTAGCAGTCCCGGCTCAGTTCTTTCTCTACGAGAGCGAACATCAAGTCCGGGTCAGTTGTCTGTCCGACTTTTGATTTCAGTCGGTCAATCTGCATCCGGAGTTGGTTAGTATAGGAACTTCCGCGCTCTGCTATAAGTCGTGCGAAGAAATTGTCGATCGCGCGCGCGGAAATAGATTTCCAATTAGTCGTTTCACCCGCTATTTGCGCGGCTTCCACGGAATCCTTCAAATGTGAGAAGAGTCCGATCTGAATTGCAGAGCTACGCGCTTTTCGTGGCGAATTGTTCTTCCCGTGTTGGTTTTCCGGACGCATCTTATTCGCCGTGGATTTCTTTGTCGGCGTGGCTTTCTTGGCGGTGGAGGTCTTGCGTCCGCTCTTACCTTTTTTCCCACCTTTCTTCTTGGCGCCGCCGGCCACCGGCCGCGGAGTATTCTTGGCAACCTTGATATCGACATCTCCCTGGGCCTTGGCCAATCCGACAACGTGCCGCTGGAAGTGCGTATCCTGGTGCTCCTCGTCCGACATCCCCTTCTCGCCTATCCGCTTGCGGTATTCGGAATGGGTGATGCCGTTATTCTGGTAAAGCTGGGTTGCGTGCGTCTCTTCCTTGATCTTGTTGTCCATGTCGATCTCTTTGAACATCAACTTGACGTCGGCGATCGCGTTCTGGACGGATAAGGTAAAGTTTGCTTCCGAGAACAGTTCCCGCAGGATTTGCATCGTCACCTGGTCGGCAAACTGGTCGAGGTCGTACTTGATCGAATCTTTCAAGGCCTGCGAGACGTTGTCGGCGGTCGAACGGTTGGCGGTATCGCCTTCGCCCATATCCAATGCGCTTACGCCCAGACCGGTGAAGATCCGCTTCTTGTAATGTTCAATGAGATTGGAAGGGTCGAGGGATTCTCCCTGAGCGCCCGTGTTCTCGACGGACACTCTTTGATCGGTTACGAAAACGCCTTCTTTTGGCATCTGCTCGATCAGGTTACGAGTGGCATGGATCTCGCTGAGACCTCCGGGAAGATAACCGGCGGGAGCATCGTCCGTGCCAACTTTTACGTGAAGTAGCGGAAAGAGGAAGTTGAGAAACAGAAGCTCGACATTTTCTTCCAACCGCCGCAATGCAAAGATATCGTCACGTACGGCTTGCAGCCGAGGAGTACCGAAGATGTGCCCGGGCTTACGGTCCCACTTGAAATGGATGATGTCTTCCGGTTTGTAATCGTCCCAGGGTTTAACGCTCCAGTTATAGAATCGTCTCCACTTGACGATGACCCCTTTGTCGACAAAGGGAAAGATCGTGTGCGGGGGGATCATGGCAAAACCCGCGATCGGAGCCCGGTTCTTATTGAGTTCGTTGGAAACTCCGCCGGATTCTCCATCTACGTTCGATCGCAGTTTCAACAGGAAACAGTTGGAGCAGAGCGCCAGGCAGGTAAGAACTTCGCGCATGAAGTTCGCCCAGGTGATTCCCATCACGTAGGCGATCTGATTGATGCGCTTGTTGATGTACTTGATCAGTCGTGCATTTGCTCCATTGAACGAATACCCGTTGCGAAACATCAACGACGTGCGGCGGCGGACGGCCTGCTGCACGTAGACTTCGACATCGTAGAGAGTGAAACCTTCGAGGAGTGGATATTCCGGTTTGATCGGCCCGTAATGCGCCCAGTAATTCCCGGACCAGTCCGACTGGTTCTCGACTTTTGCCAGAGATCCCGTGGGAACAATTACTTTCTTGCCATCCTTTTCATCGGCTCTAATGAGACGATCTTCCATTGCAAGGTAAGCGGGCCGCAAGGATCGCGATCTATCTCCGAGACCTTCGGTGGCTGCATTGATCTCTTTCCCGTTGATCTTTCTGGATTTCACGAATTCAGGAGTCGAGTGAACGACGCCTGCCGTTGTATCCAATTGGCGGTAACTGCGGGGATCGAGGGCTTTATGAACCTGGAGATCGGCCAAGTCGGGCAGAGGCGCTCCTGCGATTACTGCCACAGGTTGTTCGGTCGTGGTAGGTGTATTGACGTTAGGTAGCACTCGGGGCTCCAATCTGGACCTGGAGAATGTCGCTGGTAGTTACTCGATTGGCCCCGCCAGCGTTAAATACGGTTTCGGCACTGTCGGGAACCGGGGGAACGGTCGGCGGAGTAACGACCACGCTTCCATTCTGGATAGCGTAGGAAGACCCACTCGGCGACGTAAGGTTGTTTAGTATGCGTCCCATCGATTCCAGTTGATCCTGGGAGGTGACGGGGGTCGGACTTGTCTGTCGTTCTTGAACGAAGGCTTTTGCGATACCGATCAGGGATGTAACGGCCTGCAACGAACACATGAGCTGAATGCGATCG